GATTGCGAGTGAGATACTTGGCCCGACCGGCGTTGGTTATGACATCGTAGGCACGATCGATTCGACGCCGTTTCAAAGCGGCGCCACGCCATCGGCGGGTGAGACCATCGGACAGTTTCTCGAACGGCTGGCGCGCGATCGCAAGATCATCATATCGAATCTGCCAAACGGGAAATTCCTGTTTATCGGCGAACACGACTGGCCTGCGTTCGGCGAACTGGTCGAGGGCATCAATATTAAAAAATGCCAGTGTGTGATCAGTTGCGAAGCAGCGCGTTCGGATTTCCGCGCCAAGGGGCAGACCAAGGCCAATGACCAGAAATATGGTCGTGAGGCCAGCGAACAGGAAGCCGTGATACCGGGCTCTTTGTTTCGCTACAGCATTTTGACCACGGCTGTGGAGCATCCGGTTTGGTCGACCGCCGAGTTGGCCACACGCGCTGCAAATGAAAAGATGTGGAACGAGGATATGAATAAGATCGACGCCACCATCACGGTCTATGGCTGGTTTCGACCGTTACCATCGTACATGCTACAGAACTATGGGGCTTCATCGATTGCGCTACAGCAACTAGGACCGCTTGCCGGTCATACGCTGTGGCAGGCGGGTGACGAGGTGATCGTGTATTCACCGATGGCGATGCTGTACAATCAAACATTGAAGATCAAGACTGTGACGTGGATGCAGGATTCGTCAAACGGTTCGCAAACCGTGTTGAATTTGACGACGCCGCAAGGTCTCAACAGCAAGACGCCGGTTCCTATTGGCGCGCAAGTCAATACGGCGCCGCCCACCACGCCGCCGCCTGTAACTACACCACCGCCTTCTGCACCCGTGAGCGTGCCGCCTGCAACGACAGTACCTGCGCCGCCTCTGATAGAAGAGTTTCCCTGGTTGAATCCCTGAATACAGGCAATTGATCATGCATCGAGCAACGCCTGCCGATACGCTGCACCGGTCCTATGACGCCGGGGGTGCGCGCACGATCATCGATCAGGTCGACGATAATCCGCTGATGCAGGAGATGGCGGGCAACTTCATGAAGGGTGAAAGCCGCAAGGAGATCGAAGCGCCGCAGAACTACGGCTTCACATCGGTGGTGCGCGACGCGACCAAGGGCAGTGACGGTCAGATCAATGAATGCGCCGAAGGCTTCATAAATTATCTTGGCGGCAACCGTTCGTTTCCGATCTGCGCGGTGATGGACGATCGCCGCTATCGCCTGAAGCAATTGCAAAAGGGTGACGTCGCGATGTTCGACTATCTGCAGCACCAGCTGCATTTCAACAACGACGGCATCTTCATGACCGGCCGCACCGACAAGAAAGTCAAGCTGCAGCTGGCCCCTCCGCCACAACAGCAGCAATCAGGTGGCGGCAGTTCAGGTGGTGCGACTGGTGGTAGCAGCGGCGGTGCTCAATCGTCAGGCGACCAGAAGACGCTGAAGGGACAGACGAAACGCTACACGCAGACTGGCAAGCAATATCTGCAGATGACCAGTGGCAGCACTGATCTGGTTCATGATCAGATCATCAATTACAAGACCGGGCAGCATATCTTTGCGCCGCCTGACAGCGGTGGTGCGACGGCGAGAGACGGTAATCCTCTTGTTAAAATTCTTGGCGACAAGTTTACGCATGGATTTGGCACTTTCACTAAGCAGGTGACCGCCGCCACGCCAACACTTCCACAGCATTTGACCACCAAGGCCTATGTCGATGCCTTGTTTGGTAGTGGCGGCGGCGCTCCGGGCACGCCGGGCAGCGGCATTGTCGGTTCGACGTCGCCACCGATGAACATCGATACAAACGGTCATCTTACGCTGCAATACAAAGCGCCATTGTATCTGGACGCGTCCAATGTTCTTGGCGTGCAGAACATCTTGTTGGACGGTGGCAATTTTTGAAGTGGTGATGCTTTGTCCGATGTCATTCGCATAAAACGACGATCAAGCGGCGCGGCGGGAGCGCCAGCCTCGCTGGCGAATGCCGAGCTGGCCTATAACGAGGTTGACCATACGCTCTACTACGGCGAAGGCACTGGCGGCACAGGTGGCTCGGCGAGCGCCATCGTGCCGATTGGCGGCACGGGATTTCGTGGCGCGACCGGACCACAGGGGCCGCAAGGGACACAGGGGCCGCAGGGACTACCCGGTCCGACCGGGCCACAGGGGCCAGCGGGCCCGACAGGACCGCAGGGGCCAAAAGGCGCGGACTCGACGGTGCCGGGGCCAGCAGGCGCCACTGGGCCACAAGGGCCGATAGGCGCGACCGGACCGCAGGGTCCGGCGGGTGCAGATTCAACGGTGGCTGGCCCAGCGGGGCCAGCAGGTGCGACCGGACCGCAGGGACCACAAGGCGCGACCGGGCCACAGGGTCCAACGGGTGCGGCCTCGACGGTGCCAGGACCACCGGGCGCGACCGGACCGCAAGGTCCGGCAGGCAGCGACAGCCCGCTGACCGAGGCTCCGTCCGACGGCAAGCAATATGCGCGAATGAATGCCGCATGGGCTGTAGTAGCTACTTACTTGGTGAGTACCGACACGGTCCCGGCAGGCGCGCTCGACAACACGCTCTGGTTCAAAAGCGATGCCGGTTTGGTGTTCTGGCGATACAACGACGGCACTTCGACGCAATGGGTGCAGATAGCATGAGCATCTTGATCAGTTTTCTGGAGCTGCTGCTGTATATCGCGGTCATTATTCTGATCGCCTTTGCGATCCGATGGGTGGTCGTCAGCTTCATGGGATGGGCCATTGACGCCAACGTTGAAAAGTGGGCGCGCGTCGTTGTCGGCCTGCTCTGCTTGATCGCAATTGCCATCTGGATTGCGGGCGTATTAGGGGGTGGCGGCTTGCCGCACTTTTTTCGATAGGGAATGCTGATGCCTGCTGTTGATATTCGGCTGCTACAGAACACGATTTTTCCCGGTCAAGGCGTCGTGCAGATCGACTGGAATCTGCTAAGCGACGGCACGCTGGATTCGACGCAGGCGTTGGCGACCGCGATCATCGTCGCGCTCGGCACCGATGGGCTTGCCGATGTCGGCGATACGTTGCCCGATCCCGACGACAGCGACCGGCGTGGCTGGTGGGGCGACTATCAGGCGCAGGATATCTGGGGCGCTTGGCCGATCGGGTCACGGCTGTGGCTGTTGCAGCGGGACAAGATCGAGGGACCGGGTTCGCGGCGTGGCGCGACCACGACACGGGTCGAACAGTATATTCATGAAGCGATCCAGCCGTTCATCGATCAGCGTATTGGTTCGAGCTTCGAAGTCCAGGCCACGCGCAACGGCAAGGAGCGGATCGACGCCTTGGTGCGCATCTATCGCGGGCCGATCATCGAGATCGAGCTGCGCTACGCGATTTTGTGGACCGACATGATCATTGCTGGCGGCGGTTACGACATCGGCATGCTGCCCAATACCTGATGATGGAGTAACGACAATTCCTTGGCTGACTCCAACGCTCGCCGAAGTGCGCGGCTTGGTGCGCGATTCGATTCGCGCCAAGCTGCCGGGTGCCGATGCGCTGATACCAAACAGCGTGCTGCGCGTGATGTCCGACAACCAGGGCGCGCTGTGTCACGCCACATTGCAATATGTCGATTGGCTGGCGCTGCAGCTGTTGCCTGATACGGCCGAGACCGAGTGGCTCGATCGCCACGGCAATATCTGGCTGAAAAATTCCGACGGCACGACCGGACGCAAGCTGCCGACATTGGCGAATGGGACCGCGAGTTTTCAAGGGATTGCCGACGGTGCCGTGATCCCGCTCGGCACCCAGCTTGTCAGCAGTGTGCAGGTTCCACCGGGTACTACGTCGGCGAATGCCACGATCACTTATGAGACGCTGGAGGACATTACCACCTATATCGCCGCGCCATCCACCGGCAACATTCGCGCCGTCGATGCCGGGTCGATCGGCAATCTGGATACCGGCACCACGTTGATGCTGGCGCCGCCAGTTATTAACGTGTCGCCTACTGCAACTGTCATCGAATTGAGCGGTGGCGCGGATACTGAGACCGACGATGAGCTTCGTATCCGTATTTTGCGCCGCATCCGGCAACCGCCGATGGGTGGTTGTGCCTATGACTACGAAGCATGGGCGCTGGCCGTTCCGGGCGTGACGCGGGCATGGTGCGCGCCGATGGAGATGGGCATCGGCACGGTGACTATTCGTTTCATGATGGATGATCTGCGCGCCAGCAATGGCGGCTTCCCGCTGCCAGCAGATATCGACGCCGTTAGCGCTTATATCGACACGGTGCGGCCGGTCACGGTCAAGGATTTCTTCGTCGAAAGCCCGATTCCGTTCCCGATCAATCTGCGCATCTCTTATCTCGACTACGACGACGGGTCGACGCGGGCCGCGATCGAGCAGAGTTTGCTGCAGGAGTTTTTCCTGCGGGCAACGCCAGGGCAGTATTGGTACCGGGCGTGGTCGGACGAAGGCATCGCCAACGCATTCGGCGTTAATGCCTATGATCTGGTGGCGAGCGACGTGCCGATGCCAGCTCCCGGTTACATGGCCGTTTTGGGTGATCTCACGTATGGTTGAATCAAATGTCAGACCGGCATCTCCGTCGCAGCGGCAGCGATTATCGCGATGTTTTTCTGACGTTGCTGCCGACCGGACAGGCGTGGCCGAAATACGCGATCGACAGCATATTGTTTCAGGCTTGCGATGGGCTGTGTGATTACTGGGGCTTCGTCGATAGTCGCGCGGCCGATCTTCTTGAGATCGAGAGCGACCCGCGTGCAACGTTTGAATTGTTGCCGGACTGGGAGCGCAATTGGGGCCTGCCCGATCCCTGCTTAAACGATCCGCCGACCGCACTCGACCAGCGCCGTATCGCGCTAGTTGCCAAGATGACCCTGATCGGGTCGCAGTCGCGGCAATTCTTTCTCGACGTCGCCACGGCGTTTGGCTATTCCATCACCATCACCGAATATCTTCCGTACATGACCGGCATTTCGTTTTGCGGCGACTCGCGCGGCATGTTCAATCCCGAAGACCCGACCTATTACCGCTGGCAACTCGGCCCTCCGGAAATACGCTACTACTGGACGGTTCACGTCAGCGCCAAGGACTTCGTTTATTTCCGTTGCAATTCGAGCCAGTGCGGCATCGACCGGTTGCTGGAGATCGGCATACCCAGCGATCTCGAATGCGTGTTCGACAAACTCAAGCCCGCGCATACCCAGATCGTTTATGACTTCCAGATGATAGAGCTTGATTTCACCGACAAGATAAACAGCCAATATCTTGCGCTAGGGATGATGTGAATGCCAGACAACAGGCAAATCAAGGACGGCTTGGGCGATCTGTTCACCGTTCGCATGCGAGATTTTTCGATAAATCAGGACGGCACCGTCCAGCGCTCGATGATTTTGGCGACGCCATATCCGCTCGATTACGGCACCGGCGGCATCTATCAGCATCGGACGAGGACGACGGTCGATCTACCGGCAGGATTGGCGGCAGCGGCGCCAGTCTATTCCTTCATGTGGGCGAGTACTTCGCTGGTCGCGCTGATCTCGCGCATGAACGTGATGGCATGGACGACTGGGATTGGATTCACGGCGGGGCTCGTACGTTTCAGCCTTTACGCGGCGCGGCCTTTTACTGCGCAGGACGCTGGCGGCGTGATGATCAATTTTTCAGGCAACAACGCCAAGATGGCCAGCGTCATGGCTTCATCTGGAGCAAACATCGTCTATGCCAATAACGGTGTAGCCTTGACCGCTGGCACGCGTACGCTCGATCCCGATGCGCTTGAGTCGATCGTCACCACCGCGCCGGTTTCGTCCAACACGCCATTTTCGTTTCCGGCGATTGCATTGTTAGACAGGCGTGAGGGTGATCATCCACTGCTGATCGCCAACAATGAAGGTTTCGTAATTCAAGCAACTGTCCCGGCTACCGGTACTTGGCAGTTCGCGGTGACGTTGGACTGGGCCGAGGTGCAGAGATTTTAACAGGGAAACGGGAGAACGAACGCGATGAAGGGGGCATACGTATATGTCGTCATTGTCGATGGTGTACGGCGATATATTGGGAAAGGTCGCGGACGCCGAGTGCTCATGCATATGAAAGAAGTACGTAGCATTATTCGCAGGCGCGCGGCTGGCGAAATAGTGCGTACGACAATCTTTTACAATCGTCTTGCAAAGGCATGGCGAAACGGTGCGCAAATTGAAGTCGAGATTGTTGCGGAGGGACTTTCGGATCGAGAGGCCTTTGACCGTGAAACTGTCGAAATCGCGCAAATCCCAAAAGAGCAACTATGGAACATGTTGCCCGGAGGATGTGGTGGTGCAGTCGTCGGGCACGTCACTGCGCAAAAAACACGAATCAAGCTCGCAGTATCAAATAAAAAATCGTGGTCGGACCCGGAGCTTCTTAAAATTCAAAGCGAGCAAAAGAAAATTCATTGGCTGCGGCCAGAATATCGTCAGCAAATTGAAAGCAAGGTCGTCCGAGAGGACGCCAAGCGCGCGATCAGTGAAAAAGCGAGAGCGCGATGGGCTAATCCAGAGTTCAGAGAAAAGATGAAGCAAGTTTTCTCTGACCATTCCGAAAATAGCGAGCGC